TGTTCCCGCCTGAGATATTCACAGAGAAAGGATTGAGAAAATAGCGGGGTGAAGAGGGTCAAATCGGGGCAATGTGGGGCGAGAAGTGCAAGAGTGTTGCGCATATTGCAATGCAATCGGTCACTCGAACAAGTTGCCCTGGAGAAGATCCCGCTGGCGGATGAGTGCGCGGGCGATCAGCTTGCGGAGACCGCGTTCGGTGATGTTATACGCCTTGGCCAGCTCGGCATAGTTGTTGCCGGTGAAGGCTGCCAGGATGGCGCGCTCGCGCTCGGCCAGCCGATAGGACGCATCCTTAGGAAATGAGATTACCTGGCCGCCCCAGTGGGAGGCCAGGTGGTCGGCGAGAGCCGCTGCGGCATGCGTTGCCAGGTCATCGGTGACGCCAAGCTCCTGCAGCACGGCCGTAGTGTGCGCAGCCAGGTCGCCCAGGAGTTCTGCACGTTTGGCTTCCATCGGCGAGGTCATGGCGTGCGCCCCTGATGTGCGCGTGCCTCCGCTGCACGGCGATCGGCTTCGCCCTGGTCAATGAGGCCAAGGCGTAGGTCGGCATCGATCCGCATCAATGCATCATGAAGGGCGAAATTGCGTCGAGCGGAAGCGCCACCAGGCTCTGGCTGTGCCAGGTGTCGTCCAGCGCGCTTATCCGCTTCACGCTGCCTCTCGGCAGCGGCATCCGCCTCATCAGCGAGGCCGAAGGCAACCTGACGCAAGTAGCCGTGGCCCGTCAGCGGCAAGGTGAGGCGATCGGCCTGGTGCAGCATCTGATCGATGCCGGCGATCCAGATCGCAGGTGGCGCAGGACGGCGCACGCCGGACCGTTCATCGCGGCAAACCGTACCGTCGGAAACCAGGGCGGCGACCTCCTGCAGCAGCTTCACGGCGCGCGGCAGGCGCAGCGCCGTCTTGGGAGGCTTGAACAAGCGCAGGTACGACATCGCCGCTCGCGCCAACGCCGGCTCCATATCAGCCAGCACCGCGCCGAGCCTCTTGGCATCGGCTTCGACAAGTCCCGCCTCCCAGGGAAAGGCCGTACCGCAGCAGGGGCAAGTCAACTGGATCAATCCATTCCTCCATCAGCTGGCTGTTCACGCTGGTCCAGCATGTCGATCTGGGCGTGGAGGTAATTGCAAACCGGTTTCAGCAGGTGCAGATTGCGGCGCCAGTTGGCGGGCAGCTTGCCCGTCAGCTCGGTGAACTGTTTGTCGCCGATGCCCAATCGCTTCACGGCCTCGTCGATGAACGCATTGGCGCCGCGTTTGCGTTGCTCCACGTCAAGGGCCGCGATGATGCCCTTCAACTGTTCTTCCTTGCGCACCCAGGCCACCTTGGCGACGCCGCATTGGCGCTTGGCGATCGCGTCGGCATAGGCCCACGACAGCTGCATGTCGGCAAGCTGCGCCTCGACCTTGGTGATCATCTCGGGCATGGCCGAGCTGTTGAAATTATGCGGTTTGCCAGGGTACCGCCCGGGCTTGCCTGGTCGCGCGGCGCCAAGCCGGCGCATCTCGTCCAGCACCGCCTGGCGTTGCTTGTCATCCAGCTTGGCCGAACTGTCGGTTTCCATTCCATGCGCGGCCGACACGCGGCGGATCAAGGCGCGGTAAGCCTCCTCGTCCATACCGTGTTTCGCCAGCTGAGCGCGAGCGATGTGGATCGCTGCGATCGCGTTGCGGCGACGCTTCGCCTGGATGGCTTCTGTCACGACATCAGCTCCCGATATAGCCGTTGTACCCGTGCAGCATTGCGCACGGTGATGCGTTCGCCGAATTGCAGGTAGCGGTTGGCGTAGCCCAAACGCTTGGCCAGGAAAGCTTCGGTGTATTCCTCATCGAGCAGCTGCGCGATCAGTTGGCGCGTACGACGGGCCGAGATAATGGCGTGATCTGATGCCACGCTAGGCGTTACACCAAGAATCAGGCGTTCCGTACGGGCACGAATCTGCCGTTTACGGCCCGAACGGATATCCGAAAGCACGGTGTCGGCAATATCCGTCGCGGCACCGATAGCACGGCGACCAACGCCGCGGCGCGCCAGCTTATGCATATGCGCGCGGGCCTTGTCCGCCGGCACAATGCCGTTCCAGTCGCCGGCCTTGCGGGCTCGTTGACGCGCACACTCGTAAGCGCTGTTGGCTTTGCGGCACGCATCGCAGCGACAGCCGGCCATGTAGCGCAGGCGGTCGCCGTGGGCGCGATCACGGGCCAATTCGTTGAGCGGACGCAGACCGCGCGCACTCAGATTCATGCCGCTGCCTCCTGTGTCGGCAACAATTTCTCCGCGATCTTGTCGGTGATAACCATCTTGCGCATGCGGCGATTGATTGCGATCCGCACCGTCGCCTGCAGGTTCGGCATCAACAGCGCGGCCATGCAGGCTGCCTTGTCGAAATCGGCGACCGCGCGGCAGCGATCATCGGCAGACAGGCTGGAAACCACTTGACCGCACATGTCGTAGTCGAACGGATTGCGCGGCTTGATGGCGATGCGGAAGCCTTTGCGCTCGCGCTGCTTCAGCCACAGCAGGAAGAGCTCAAGCGCATCGCCGGCAGCCTTCTGATCCGGTGCTTCGGGCACGCCAGGCACCAGCAGCACGCCTTTTGTATAGCTGTGACGCGCGAAGACCCCCATCTCCTGGCGTACTAGGCGTGCGTTGCCGCGCGCGATAGGGATGGCACCCGGCGGCGTGCAGGTACCGAACTCGATACGGCCATTGGCCCAGCAGTAGGCGATCATCCCGCGTCCTCCACATCATCCGTCTCGAAAGTGGCATCAATCGCGGCAGCGACCATGCGCGACAGCTTCAAGGCAATTGCACGCGTTTTTGCATCGATGTGGTCGGCATTGTCCTTGGTGACAAAAAAAGCGATTGCGCAAGCTGCAATGACATGAGCATTCGGGCCGGCATCCTCGTCGGCGAGAATGCGAATGGAGTCTTCGTAGTCGAGTGTGATTGCACCCATCTCACACCCCCGCCAGATCAAGGCTCAGCGCCTGATAGCTGCCATTCTCGGCACGCTTGTAAAAGCGCACGTAAGACCGGGATCCCACCACCTGCACCGCATCGCCGATGGCATCCATCGCGCGGCGCCAGCGCGGGTCCTGGATATCCAGGCGACGCAGGGCCAACACGCTGCCGGTGCGGATGTTGCCCGCCTGGTCCACGCGGAAGGCGTCTTGCACCAGCACCGCGATCTCGGGGCGCGCGTCGGCGGTCCACTCGCGCAGGCATTCGTCGATCAACTCCTTGGCAGCCTGCAAGCGTTCGTCGAACACGATGGTCTCGGCGATGGCGCGTTGCACGCGCAATGAACCGTCGAAACTCAGCAGCTGCACGTTGCCCTTCTGGCCACCCAGATTCACGCCGTATTGCTCGGCGGAAAGGTCCACGAACGCAGCAATATCCGCGAATGCGGCCAACTTGAACGCTGCCATCGCCTTGTGCAGCGCGGTGGCCTTGTCGAACAGCTCGCGCACAAGGTCATCGCGCGTCTTGTCGATGGGCTTGATCTGGCTTTCCGGCACCAGTCGGCCTTGCGCGTCTTGCCGATGACCGGCGGGAATGGTGTTGTGGTCGGTCATGCTCAATCCTCGATGCCACTGGCGCGGCGGTGAATGTCGTAAATGGAGTCGCGCAGGCGCTCGCCGATGCATGGCGGCAACGCGTTGTCGTCATCGGAAGGCGTGGCACGCACGGCACCGGCAAGATGGGGCGGCAACGCGTTGTCGCCGTTGTCCACGCGGCGCCATTCCGTGCGCCACGTGGGACCCGTGCCGCGTACCAGCCCCTTCGCGGCCAGTCGATGCAGCACCACCGACGTATATGTCGAGTCGAGCCCGCAAACCGCGCCGATATCGCGCGCACGCCTATGGCCAGCATCGATCGCCGCCAACACCGCGTCGGCCTTGGGCGCGGAGGCTGGCCGACGCAAGCGCGGTGTTGCGCGCGGCACCGCGCTGTAACGCATCACCGCGTCATCGCAGTGGTGGCGTCGGGCCCCGCCGTGGCGTACCAGGAAGCCAATCACGTCCAGGGCGTCATGCACCTTCATGTGCATGTCGCGCGCCACATCGCCCGCGCTTACCGGCTTGCCCGCTGCGCGCATCACCATCAGCACCTCGTTGTGCAGAACGTCCATCACGCACGCTCCTGCATGGCACAGCCACGCACGGTATGCACCGTCCATTCCACCCGGCACCCTTGCACCAGCGCCACCATCACATGTTCGCGTCGGCCGCCAATGGTGTGGCTCTTGTGCAGCGCGCCGCGCACGAAACGCGGCGGCTGGCCGTCCAGCGTGATCAGCGGACGGCCGCCGCGGATCTCGATGCCGGTCACCGTGGCGCCAGCGTCGTCGAGGAAATGCAGCGCGCCAAGCGCTTTGCAGCTGGCCGCGCGCAGAATGTCATTCATGGGATTCATGTGGCTTCTCCAGGGGCAGCCCAAGCTGCCCGCGTAGATCCGGCAGCGACACGCGCTTCATCGCGCTGATCTGCCGAAGTGATGTCATGGAACGCGCCAGCAGGAATTCGCAGGCGCGGTTCAATTCGTTGCTGTCCGCGGCGATGTAATAGCCATGCGTCGGTTCCGCGCAGATGGCATGGCCAGCCAGGCGTAGCGCCACAATCACATCGCGCAACTGCCGCTCTGCCGCCGCGCTGTGCTTGCCCAGCAGCACCCGCACCAACTGCTCGGCCGTTTGCCCATTGGCGGACCCCATGCGCAAGGCCGCGCGCACCGCATGCGGTGTCAGCTCCTGGGCGTAGAGGTCGGCCTGGTACATCGCGTCAGTCCGTGCCGCCGGCACGCATCGAATCGACAGGCAAATCAGGCGGCGGTGGAACATGCAGCGCCACATCCAACTGGTCGCGCAACGCAAGGGCATCGCTTTCCGGCAGGCGCATCACCGGCGTCCCGGGGATGCTGACGTCGATCATTCCATCCGCCTGGCGCCGCGCCAACGTCGATGCAGCACGCTCACGCAGATGGACCAGAGCCCTGCTCACCGCATCCTCGATCTCACCCAGCGCATCCATGCGCGCCTGGATATCGTCCGCGTGGTCCGCAATCATCTGCAACTCGTCATTGACCGATTGCACCAATTCGTCGATCTCGATGCGCATGTCACACCCCCTGGATCACGTCGGCATTCACCTGCGGCACACCCAGGTCAGCGGCACGGTTCATCGCCGCGGCCAGCGCGTTGTGCACCGCCAGCGGATACAGCAACGTGCCACCCGCGCGCGTGGGCGTGAGCTTGGTGCGCAACGCGTCGATGGCACCCTTGGCCAGCACCTGATCGATCGGCGTGCCGCTCCGTTTGAAGCGGTGCACCAGGTAGGCGTCCAGATCCTTATCCAGTGCCGGCAGCGTGACGATCTCGATGCGCTGCACCACCTCGCGTACCTCCGGGTTGTGCTCGCTGAGCTTGATCGCCAGCTCGCTCTGGCCGATCAGGATCACCGACAGCAGCGGACGCAGGCCATCCTTCAGCTCGCGGAAGCGCTTCAAGTGCTTCAGCGTGGCCAGCGGCAGGCTGTGCGCCTCCTCGATCACCAACACATGACTGTGGCCCGCGCGAGCGCTGTCGCGCAGCGAGGCATGCAGCTGCTCGAAACGCGCCTGCGGGCTGCTCCGGGTCTTCGCCAGCGGCGACACGGCGGACATGATCGCCTCGGCAATGTGCTGCGCCTTGAGTGTCTTGCCGATGTTGTCATTGCCCTCCATCGCCAACACATACGGCTCGATCACGATCACCGCCTGCTCTTCGCGGTTCAGCCGGTCGACCAGCTCCTCGCGCAGCGTGCTCTTGCCCGCGCCGCTCTCGCCGATGGCGGCCATGAAGCCGCCGTGCCGTGCCACCTGGTACATCGCCTCGCGCACATAGCGGATATCCGGCGACATGAACACATCGTCGGCCACGGCGGGGTCCGCAAACGGATCGCGCTGCAGGTTGAAATGCCGGCGCGCGGCCGGCGTGAGCGTTTGCTTACGCAGTAACATGTCCATCTCCTCCTGGTCTTTCGCAAAGGGGTCGGGCGGGGAAACCGGCTGCGCCGTGTTGACGCACGGCGCAGCCACTTCAAACAGGCCGGCGGTGGATCCGCCGTGCCGGTGTACAAATGCGGTGATCGCGCGTTCGACCGCCGCGCGCTCCGCGCCGAGCGGCAGAAAACCGCGATTGAGAAACACGTTCAGCGCGGGCCGCGAAATACCCGCGGTCGCGGCGACAGCGCCCTGCTTGATGCCAGCGCTGGCCAAGACGGATTTGAGACGCAGCGTCATGCCGCACCTCCCACCACACGCAACCGCGTGCCTGCGGCCAGCTCGGCCGCCCAGGCCTCCACCTGGTCAAGCGGCAGGCCGTCGGGCCAACGTTGCACCGTGCGTTGGTACAGCTCAGCCGACCAGGTGCCGCCGGCACGCTCCACCAGCGGTTTCACCGCGCGGGCCGCGTCGACGTGATTCAGCGGAGGGAATTCCGGGCGGATCGCCACTGGCTCCACGCGCGCCGGTGCGGCCAGCGTCATCGGGGCGTTCACCGTTGCCGGCGTGCCGGCGCGCGGCAGGGCCGGGGCCACTGCGGCATCCAACAGATGCTTGTGCGGATCCAGCTTGCCGCCATAGGCCAGACGCTTGGATTTACGCGCGGCCAATGCCTCGGCGTCCGTGCGTACATCCATCGCCAGGCGCTCGATCTCGGCACGCGCCGCATCGGCCGGCGTGGCGCGCGGGGCGTGGTACGACGTGCCGATCTCGGCCGAGCCTGCCCGGAAGCCGAACGCGTCAGTCTCGATGCGCGGAGCCAGCAAGTGCACCAGCTGGCCATCATCGCCTGCGCGTACGATGCGCACGCTGGCGTCGCCGTCGAACGGGTTGCGGATCACATCGACCTTCTCGCCGTTGATCAGCCCATCGACGCCGGAAACATCCCACTCCATGCCGCGAAACTTGATGCGGCAGTTGCGTACCGTGCACGCCTTCGGCTCGCTGTTGGCCAGCGTGCGCAGCACTTCGATCGACGGCGCCAAGCGCAGCTGATCGGGCATGATGCGCAGCCAGCCATCGCGGCGGGTCATGCCAGTGCGGCTGTGCGTGCGGGTGGCCTGATACGCGTAGGACCATTGCTGGGCCAGCGTGTTGATCTCTTCCAGACTGGTCACCGGCGCGCGCAGTTTCAGGCCGGCCTCGAAGTGGCGCTCGACCAGGTAGTTGCTGTTCTCGACCTGACCTTTGGCGCGAGCATTTCCGACGGCGTTGATCTGCAGGCGGATGTTCAGCGCTGCGCAGAAGTTGCGCGTCGCCGCCGCGGTCATCGCGCTGCCGGGGTCGGTCATCAGGATGTGCGGCACGCCGTGCATCGTGCTGCCAGGCCGTTCGATCATGGCGTGCATCAGTGACGCGAGCAGGTTGACGGCGCTCTCTGCGCCTTGCACGTAGAACAGGCTGAAGGCAGCCGAGGAGTGGTCGGTGACCACGTAACGCCACAGGCGGCGGTCGGCGATACGTTCGAAGTTCTGCGGCTTGCCTCGGTAGAATTCGCGCTGCGGCATCACATGCGCGCCGTCATCGCCTAGATAGAACTGGCGACTCACCGAGGCGTCGATCTGCCAGCACCAGTTGGGGTGCGGGCTGCTCAGCGATGCCGCGGGCGACGGCGCCGCCAGCTGCGCGGGGTGCACGTGGTGCATGCGCATCGCGCGGCGCACCGTGGACAGGCTGACCGGCGTGAACTCACCGGTAGCCGTGTCCACATGGCCGGCGTCGATCAGGCCATTGGCGCGAGCCATACCCACAACCTCTTCCAGAGGCAGCGTGCCGGTGCCGGTAAGGCGGCGAGTCTCCTCGGTGAGCGCGGCGATGTGCAGCGCCTCCTCGCGAGTCACCACGCATTGGCCGGCATCGCTGCGCCGCTTGCGCGATCGCAACGTGGCCAACACCTTGTTGAGCCGCCGGTAGGCGGTCGGCACGCTGATGTCCATCTGCGTTGCCAGGGCGGCCACGATCGCGCCCTTGCGTCCATGCGGCGACGCCAGCAGTTCGGCGGCGGCAGCCTCAATGCGAGAGTCGATGGGCATGGATCAAGCCTCCTCGTCCCGACGGATCGGAATGGAGAACGGCATGGTTTCGTCGTCACGGACGATACGCACCGCAGTCAGCAGTTGCGCAAAAACGTCAGCCAGGAAGTCGCTGACGTCGAGGTTGTTGCTGTCGGCATGTTCCGCCAGCATCACCACGGCGCCATATAGACCAGACGCAGGGTCATCGACCGACAGGGCCGCGCGCACTGCCAGTACGGCAGCGTTCACCTCACGCTGCAGATCGGCCAGCCGTTCGTCCGGCGTGGCCTCTTTCCATTTGCGCTTGGCCTTGGCCACATCGTCCTGCAGGCGGCTGATTTTGGTGTCGCGCTCGGCTGTATGGGCCCGCGCAGCATCAGCCTCTGCGCGAGCTTCGCGCACAGCGGCGCGCAACTCGTCGCGCGTCATCGATGCCAAATCGTCGATAGCCAGGCCACTGGTCTCACCATCGGTGGCCAGTTCTGCGAACTGATCCTCGGGCAGGGAAAGCAGCTCGATCAGCTTGGATTGAGTACCGGTGGCGGCCATCAAATGCGTCGCGCGCGACGCATTTGGCAGGGCGACGATTCGGCGCGCAGCCTCCATCATGCGTTGCGCCTGGCGCGGCTCCATGCCCAGCCGCCCCAGCATGTCAAGCCATTCCCCGTGTTCCGAACACTCGCGTGCCACTACCAGGTAGCGTCCTGCGCGGAGAAAAGCGTCGCAGCCCCGGCGCAGCTCATTGCGGATCGCCGTTTCGTAGTGCTGCGGACTCCACGTCAGGCCGTCGCCGAATGCCTCCACGACTTCGGCCGTATGCGCGGCCATTGCGTTCTGGGTTTCCTCGATCGCCGCAACCGGCAGTGACGCCGTGTCAGCAGGTGTGACAGTGGTAGTTGCCTTGCGTGCCATGTTGCCTCCTCAGGAAAGAGAACCCGCGGCGATCCGCTGGGTGGTTTCGGTCATGCGTGCCTGCAGGCGCGCGGTGTGGTCGGCATGCGCCTGGGCGATCTGCAGCAGCGCGATGGAGTGCGCATAGCGGCCGTTGTCCAGTCGCAGCACAAAGCCTTCTTCGACCAGCACGGCCAGCGAGCGCGACACATTGCTTGGGGTCTCGCCGAGCGCCTTGGCGACGTCGGTGTTGGAGAGGCCCGTGTAGGTGGCGCCTTTGAGCGCTTTCAGCACGCGCAAGGCGCGTTGGGCGGATTGCTGGCTCATGCCGCCACCCGCGCCAGCGCCTGCTCCGCCAGGTCGGCATCCAACTCGCGGAAGGCCTGGCAGGCCCACCATTCGGCGCGCTCGCGCCATTCGTCGGCGGCCACGGCAAGGCCACGCGCTTCGTTCCGGGCGACGCGATTCAGAGCGCGCTCGCACAGCTGGGCGCACTCCACGATGGCTTTCTGGGTGGCGTTCATGAAAGTGCCTCGACAAGCAGCAGGGCGCCGTAGGCGGCGCGAGCCTTGGTGGGATGGTCGGCAAGCTTGGCGGCGAGAGCGAGCAGCTGGGCGCCGTCTAGGGTTGCTTGGCTGTAAGCAGCCTTGTGCGTTGTTGCGATGTGTTCCGAGCCGAGCTGCTCGGACTGCAGCACGTAGGCGATGGATTCAGCCGTACATAAGCCGCGCGCGACGAGAGCTTGAGCCTTGTCAACCGGAAATGAGCCGCATCTCTTGCGCGCTGACAACGCCTTGTTACTCATACCCAAGACGTCGGCCACGGCCATATCCGAAGCGACCCCAAGTACTTGCTTGAGTCGCAGCAGGCATTCTCCGAAATGCGTGATCGGCGGTGCTTTGCCGGTCACAGCTCGATCTCCTTCGGGTTGCGCTTCATGCCAAGGGCAATGGCGGCGCGGTGCGAATCGCCGCGCAGTCCTTTGCGGTGGCCACGCAGCACATCGACCACGGCGAACCGACTGATGCCGTGTTCCTGGGCAAACGTCGTGATGTTGATGCCGTTGGCCTTGATCCACTCGCGCGCCTGTTCAGGCGTGCGGACGGCACTCTTGTTGCGCATCGTTGTAACCTCGCGTGTTATTGCGTCTTGTTGAGGCAAATGATGGTACGCAATTGCGTACCTGTCAATATCTTTTGCGGGGTTCAAATGGATACCGTTGGCGGAAGGCTGCGCCAGGTGCGCCAAGACATGCATCTGAGTCAAGCTGAGTTCGGAAAACTTGGCGGCGTGCTGAAACAAGCGCAGCTCAAATATGAAAAAGGCGATCGCACGCCTGATGCCGCGTACTTCGAAGCGTTGGGCAAGGCTGGTGTGGATGTGCGCTATGTGGTGACGGGCCAGCGCATCACGCCGGCAGAGATGGAGCTGGAGCGACGGTTGTCTCACGTGCGCGCAGCATCCGAGGCCACAGTTTCGATATCGGGTTTGACAAAACAGCAACAGGCTCAAGTGATGGACGTGGTGTTCCAGGCACGCATGTCGTCATTGCCGGAAGATGAGGCGAAGCTGCTCGATGATTATCGAAAGGCGGACGAAACAGGGCGCGCCATTATTCTCGCCAGCGCTGCAGCCGCTGCCGCGGCGACTGTACCCAATGCTCAATCACCGCCCGCAAAGAAGCCGCCCAAGCCTGCGCCACGCACCCGCAAACCCAAGAACTGACCATCACCACGAAGAGGGAACGTCATGAAGACACTTCGCAAGCTGTTTGTCGTCACGCTGGTTGGTGCAGGACTTTCTGCATGCGCAACAAACCAGGCTTTGAACGTCAAGGCGCAGCCCACTGATCTCGCCGGGTATTGGTCGGCAAACGGTGGCGGCCACCGCATCAATTGGTTCGTACGCCCCGACGGCACGGGCGTGCATTGCGAGGTGACCTCCATGCAACTTGGCGTGGCCCCGTTGGTTGTCGACCTTTCCATTGCCGGCAACAAGGCTTACCTCAACAACACCTATACGCTGACGCGAACAGGCCAGGACAGCTTTGACGCCAAGACATGGGGCGGCATGTTCACGCTGCACTTCACTCGGGTCGCTCACGCTCCGGCTGCCTGCAAGCAGTATTTCTGAGCGCCACACCATGCAAGAAGGATTGATCGACCAACCAGAAGGGGAATGTCATGAAGACACGTTGCATGCTGACCATAGCGGTCATGCTGACATCCATCGGCCTCACCGGCTGCGCCACCATGACCGATGCCATGTCGGCAGCCGCTGGCATGGGAGTGGTAAGCGAGCATCACGCCACCTTCGACAACGCCACCGAGGTTTCTGTGTCGGCCATGCCTTTGTGGGCCGAAGGCAGCTGGGGCAATGCGGTTCGGCTTGGCGCGCACTGGAGTAGCGCATCACCTGATTACGTGGCGCTGGACATGTCCTATCAGGCCAACGCGAATTACGGCAGCGCCATGTACACACGCCTCAGCGGCATGGACATCAATGTCGATGGCGAGATCACGAAGTGGCAGGCCGGGGCGCCCACCAAGCTAAGCAGCAGCGACTACAACACCGTGTCGCGCACCATCTACACCGCCAGCAATAACAGCGTGGTGATTCCATATTCGCTACTCAAACGGATGGTGGCCGCCAAGGACTGCCGCCTGCGGTTCCACACCGGTGATGGCTACGAGGATGCCCAATTCAACATCGAGCGCATCCCAGGCGGTCAGGCCACGGCCATCCTGTCGATTCGCAAATTCATGGCAAAGGTGGATGCCGCGCGGAGTAGCAGCACGAAGTCGAAAGACTGAATTCAACAAAGGGGATGGAAGCAATGACAGGAGCAAGTGCGTATTACATTGCGGTTGAACATGCGGTCACCTATACCAATCGCCAACCGCTGCCCGTAAGGGATGTCATCGAATCACTGAAGGGCCTGCAGGAATTATCCACACGCTTTTTGCCGCGCATGCTGGCGGTGCTTTCGCATGAAGAAATCATCGGTGCCGAGCTGTATGTGGAGGGCTTTGAGGAGGGCTCCTTCATCACGCAGGCGCTTACCAAATTGTTTTTCCGTAGCGAGGAAGACTTGCTCAACTTCCTTGGCAAACTGAACGCCGGCGAATACCGTGACGCTTGGAAGATCGCCTATGATGCCCTTCCAGGAGGGGACAAGCCCGTGGGAAAGATTGCCGCTATCTCTGTAGTGCTTGCCGCGCTTATTGGCGCTGGTGCGTGGTATGCCGCGCATGATGACAAGCGTGCTCAGGTGCAGATCGAGGCTAACAACAACCTCATCATCGCGATTGGTGCCGAATCGTATTCGGTAGATCCCAAGGCGTTTGCCACCATCATTGAAGCCGCTGTGGGAGCTGACAAGAAGAAGCTTGCCGATGGCGCTGCTCGCGTCTTGGCGCCCGCCAAGCATGATCCGCAAGCCAAGGTGGTGGTGGATGGCCAGCAGGGCTTGATATTTACACCCGACACGGTCAAGGCCACTCCCAAGCACCCCGAATTCGGTCGCGCCGAGTTCGAACAACATTATCCCGATGTAGATCTGCAGATCCGTGCCACGGATCGTGATTCCCATACCAGTGGCTGGCGTGCAGTGATTCCAGGCATCGTCGACCGCCGTGTAAAGCTGATCCTGCCAGACAACATCTTGCCCGACCAGTTGGCCGATAACGCTGCGGTGCGGGCGGACGTTACCGTTCTTTACAGCAAGCCGGCCAGTACAGGCGTACAAAAGCCTGTAGCCATTGAAATGGAACGACTGATTCCAGACGATGAATAATCGTTGGCCAAGAACGTTCGCCATCTTTTGAACCAGGCCCAAAGACCCACCCGCCACCATTGAGGACACTCGTCACCGGCAGCGCGCATTGACGCGCGTTTGGCCGGTGGCAGTTCCTCCTCGCTGCCATCGGCCGCCTTCTTTCGGAGACGGTGATGGACAAGCCTCGCGGCATTCGCAACTGCAACCCCGGCAACCTGCGCTGGGGTGATCCCTGGCAAGGCCTGCTGGCTCCTGCCAAGCGCACCGATCCGGATTTCTGCCAGTTCGCGGCCCCTGCCTGGGGTATCCGCGCCATCGCCATCACCCTGATTGCCTACCAGGACAAGCACCACCTGCACACGGTCGCCGGCATGGTCATGCGTTGGGCGCCACCCAAGGAAAACAACACCGCCGCCTACATGCAGGCGGTAGCGCATGACCTGGGCGTGGCCACCGGCAGCGTGATCGACGTGCACGATCACGCCGTCATGGCGCCGCTGGTGCGCGCCATCATCCGCCACGAAAACGGCCCGGCACCCACGCGCACTGGCCAGTGGTACGACACCGTCACGCTGGACGAAGGCTTGCGCATGGCCGGCATCGTGGCGCCGCGGCCGGCAAAAGTGCGTCCCACGGCCGTCGGTGTCGCCGCCGCTGCTGGCGGTACCGCCGCCGCGGTGGAAGCCGTGCAGCAGGTGCAACCGCTGCTGCAGGCCACGGGGCAAGTGGTCACCGCCACCGCGGGCTGGCCGCAATGGTTGCGGCTGCTGGGCGCCATGCTGGTGCTGGTATCGCTGGGCGCCGCCGGCTGGGCCTGGTGGCGGCAGCACCGCGCACAACATGCGGTGCATGCATCATGAAAAGCCTGTTGACCCAACTGGGCGCGCTGCTGTTGCTGGGCATCATCGGCTTCGGCATCGGCATGCATTGGCAGTCGCGCCGCGACACGGACGCGCTCTCCCAGTCGCGGATGGACAAGCAAACCTGCGTCAACGATGCCAAAGCCACGCAGTCCGCGTTGGACACGCTGGCCACGCAATCCGCCGATCGTCTGCATCAGCTGCAGCAGCTGCGCGATGCCATGTCGATGGCGCTGGATCAACGCGATGCCGCACAGGCGCGCATCGTGCAACTTACCTCCGCGCGTACGCGCGCCGTCCAACAGGCCGCCCATGAATCGTCCGACTGCCAGCCATTGGCTGATCTGCCTGTGTGTCCTGCCGTGGCTCACCGCTTGTGGGGTCCAGTCGCAGGTACTGACACGACCCCAAGTTATCAAGGTGCCCGTTGAGGTCTATGCGCCACTCGACCACACCCTTACCGATCCACTGCCCGCGCCCGCGCCGCCACCGTCGCGCTGTCGCTTGCGCAATGGGCAACCTGCGGTATGTGTGGTGGATGCATTGGCGTGGATCGAGCAATGGCGCGGTCTGCTGCAACGTGCCAATGCCGATCGCGCCGCAGCGGCGCACGCCACACCGCAAGGGAGCAACACGCATGATCGATGACATGGATCGCGCACAGACACAGGAAGCCTTCGATCGCGAACGCGCACTGGCCCAGGTGCAAACACGCATTGCCGCGTCGCTGTCGCCGCGCGACACGCGTGTGGACGGATGCTGCATCGATTGCGAACAACCCATCGAGCCCGCACGCCTGCACGCCATGCGCCATGCCACCAGCCGTTGCGTCGCGTGTGCGGCCGAGCATGAGCGCCACCTGCGAGGTGGCCGATGACGTTCTCCGTGGAACTGTGGCAGGTGGTGAGCCTGTTGCTCACGTTGGTCGGCTTGCTGGCCACCTTCGGCAAGGTGCTGCTGGTGCAGATCCAGAAGTCGCTGGACCAGCGCTTTCGCGCGGTCGAAACGCAAGCCGCGTCGTGGCAAGACCTGGAACGCGACTTCCTGAGATTCCAGGCCGACATGGCCGTGCAATACGTGCGTCGCGAGGACTACGTGCGCGGCCAGAGTGTGATTGAAGCCAAGCTCGACGCCATTGCCGGCGAGCTCAAACGCGTACAGATCGACGGAGCAAGGGGGAAGCAATGACGGTAGACATGGACAAGGTGCGGCGCGAATCAATCCGCTGGACGATTCTGCTCACGCTCAACAACGGCCGACCCACCTATCTGTACGAAGAGGTGATGCTTGCCGTGGTGCAGGCGGTATATACCGATGCCACGGCATTGGAGCTGCGCCGCGAGCTGGATTACCTGGACGACCGCAAGCTGGTGGTGGTGGTGAAGGAGCCCGGCGGCCGTTGGCGCGCGGATCTGACCCACTACGGCGTGGACGTGGCGGAATACACCGTGGACTGCCTGCCGGGCATTGCGCGCCCCGCGAAGTATTGGTGACCGCCGTGGCTCGCCGATCGAAGATCGACCAGCAGCCGGACGAGATCCGCGCGCAGATTGACCGGCTGCTGATCAAGGCCGGCTTTGCCGGCTACGACTGGCTGACCCAGCGCATCCGCGACGAACTGGGTGCGGATGTCGGCGGCAGCTCCGGCCTGCAGCGCTACGGCAGCAAGCTGCAGCGCCGGCTGGCGGCGATCAAGGCCAGTACTGAAGCCGCGCGCATGATCAGCGAGGCGGCACCAGACGAGGCGGACGATCGCAGCAACGCGATCATCAGCCTGGTGCAGACCGAGATCTTCGACGCGCTGCTGGCCATGCAGGAAGCCGAGGAAGAAACCAACCCGGCCAAAAAGGTGGAGGTGTTGGGCAAGGCAGCCAAGAACATTGCCACGCTCACCCGTGCCAGCGTCACCCGCAACAAGTGGGCAGCCGAGGTACGCGTGAAACTGGACGCCGCCGCAGCCGCCATCAAGCAAATCGGCACGCAAGCCGGCATCAGCGCCGACACGATGGCGGCGATCGACGCGCGCCTGCAAGGTCTGGTGTGATGGGCAATGCACGCTGCATCCCGGCCGACCGCAAGGCCACGTTCCTGCCGTTCCAGAGTCGCTGGATCAACGATCACAGCCGCTTGAAGCTGGGCGAAAAGTCGCGCCAGATCGGCTGGAGCTGGACCAGTGCCTACGCCTGCGTGCGCCGCACCGGCATGGCCGGTGCCAAATGGGATCAGTGGGTGTCCAGTCGCGATGACCTGCAGGCGCGGCTGTTCGTGGAGGATTGCAAGCTGTTCGCCGGCGTGGTGCAGCTGGCCGCGCAAGACCTGGGCGAGCAGGTGGTGGACGCCGGTGCCAAGCAGAGCGCCTACGTGCTGCAGTTCGTCAACGATCGACGCATTCACAGCATGTCCAGCAACCCGGACGCGCAGGCCGGCAAGCGCGGCGGCCGCGTGCTGGACGAATTCGCGCTGCACCCGGATCCGCGCAAGCTGTGGTCCATTGCCTATCCCGGCATCACCTGGGGCGGCAGCCTGGAGCTGATCAGCACCCACCGCGGCAGCCACAACTTTTTCAACCAGCTGGTGCGTGAGATCAAGGAAGCCGGCAACCCCAAGGGCATCAGCCTGCACACCGTGACCCTGCAGGATGCACTGGACCAGGGCCTGCTTTACAAGCTGCAGGAGAAGTTGCCGGCCGACGACGAGCGCCAGGCAATGGACGAGGCCGCCTATTTCGACTTCGTGCGCGCCGGCTGCGCCGACGAGGAAAGCTTCCAGCAGGAATACATGTGTCGTCCCGCCGATGACGACGTGGCGTTCCTGGAATACGACCTCATCGCCAGCTGCGAATACGCGCAAGGTGCGATGTGGCAGCAACTGGAAGGCACGGAGCTGTATGCCGGCATCGATATCGGCCGCAAGAAAGACCTCACCGTGTTGTGGGTGTTCGAGCGCCTGGGCGATGTGCTGTATACCCGACACGTCGAAGCGCTGCGCAACATGAGCAAGCCCGACCAGGAGGCCATTCTGTGGCCGTGGATCGCGCGCTGCCGTCGCACCTGCATCGACGGCACTGGTCTGGGCATCGGCTGGGTGGATGACGCGCAGCGGCGCTTCGGCGAGAGCCGCGTGGAAGGCGTCACCTTCACGCCCAAGACCAAGGAAGCCCTGGCCTACCCGGTGCGCGGGCGCATGCAGGACCGCACCGTGCGCATCCCTTACGACCCGGCCATCCGCGCCGACCTGCGCAGCGTTACCAAGCAGACCACCGCAGCCGGCAACATCCGCTTTACCGCCGAGCGCACGCCCGACGGCCATGCCGACCATTTCTGGGCGCTGGCACTGGCACAGCACGCGGGCAGTGCACCGGCGGTGACCATCGAATATCAATCCGCCGGCACCCGCGCCTTCGCGCGCGACGCGCTGGGCCGCGGCTACACCGACGCCGGCTTCGGCACCGTGCCCGGCGGCAACGACTTTGGAGGCTTCGCATGAGCGACCCGACACCCCAGCTCAATCGCGAGATCGCCACCACCGCCGATGGCATCGACATCACCCGCGGCTACCTTGGCCCGCTGCTCACACCGTACGACAGCGTGCTGCGCAACCGCGGCGGCGACCTCACCCTGTACGAGCAGGTGTTCAGCGATGCGGAGGTCAAGGCCGTCTTTGCGCAGCGCCAGCTGGCCGTGACGCAATGCGAATGGCAGGTGGATGCCGGCGGCAAGCGCGCCATCGACAAGGCCGCCGCCGACTTCATGCGCGACCAGATCAATGCCATCGGCTGGGACAACATCACCAGCAAGATGCTGTTCGGCGTGTTCTACGGCTACGCCGTGGCTGAGCTGATCTACGAGGTGCAGGGCCGCTATATCGGCATCAAGCAGGTCAAGGTGCGCAACCGCCGCCGCTTCCGTTTCGGCAAGCACATGGATCTGCGCTTGCTCACCTACGAGCACATGCTGGAAGGCATCCCGGCCGAGCCACCGTATTTCTGGAACTTCAGCACCGGTGCCGACAACGATGACGAACCCTATGGTCTGGGCCTCGCGCACTGGCTCTACTGGCCGGTGTTCTTCAAGCGCAATGGCATCAAGTTCTGGCTGATCTTCCTGGAGAAGTTCGGCATGCCCACGGGCGTGGGCAAGTTCGACAGCAACGCCACGGATGCAGAGAAGAGCCGGCTGCTGCAGGCCGTGCGCGCCATCCAGACCGACAGCGGCATCATCATGCCTGCCGAGATGCAGGTGGAACTGCTGGAAGCTGCGCGCAGCGGCACCGGCGACTACAAGACCCTGCACGACACGATGGACGCCACCATCGCCAAGGTGGTGCTGGGCCAGACCGCCAGCACCCAGGGCACGCCGGGCAAGCTGGGCAACGACCAGCTGCAGGCGCAGGTGCGCGCGGACATCGTGAAGGCCGACGCCGACCTGGTCTGCGAAAGCTGGAACCTTGGTCCCGCGCGCTGGCTCACCGAATGGAACTTCCCTGGTGCCGCCGTGCCGCGTGTGTACCGCGTCACCGCCGAGCCGGAAGACCTGGACAAGCGCGCTGACCGCGACACCAAGATCGCCCAGCTGGGCTACAAGCCCACGCTGGACTATGTCACCACCACGTATGGCGAGGGCTGGGAACCAGACACCACGCCACCGTCCCGGCCGCCGGGCATGCTGGCGCCGGCCAGTGCGCAGTTCGCCGAAGCGCCAGCCGTCGCGTCCACGCCGGCCGAATCCATCGCTGGTGCACTGGCACCGCATGCGCAGCCGGTGGTGGATGGCTGGGTGGATCAATTGGCGGCGATGGTCGATGCCGCCAGCTCGCTGGCAGAGCTGCGCGAGATGATTCTGGCCGCCTATGCGGATCTGCCGGCAGACAAGCTCGCCACCGCCATCGGTACCGCCTTGCAAACCGCGCAAGCCGCTGGGCGTTACGACGTGGAACAGACCCGTGTCTGAGGCACAGCCCTCGACCATTGACGGTGCATTCCGCCAGCCGTTCAATGCGCAGGTCGCGTTCTTCCGTCAGAAGCTGGGCAACCTGGTGCCCACGCAATGGTGGGACGACATGCTCAAGGCCGAGCACGACCACGGCTTTATGGTGGCCGGCGCCGAAAAGGCCGACCTGCTCGCCGACCTGGCTGCGGCCGTCGATCGCGGCATTGCCGAAGGCACCACCATCGAGGCGTTCCGCAAGGATTTCCGCGCCATTGTGGCGCGCCACGGCTGGACGGGCTGGACCGGCGAGAACACGCCGGCCGGCCAGGCCTGGCGCACGCGCACCATCTACGTCACCAACGCACGCACCAGTTACCATGCCGGGCGCCTGACGCAACTGCGCGCCGGCAAGTTTCCGCTGTGGGTATACCGCCACAACGATGCCGTGCAACACCCGCGCCCGCTGCATGTCAGCTGGAATGGCATCACCTTGCCACCCGATCACCCGTTCTGGCAGACGCACTACACGCCCAACGGTTGGGGCTGCGAGTGCTACGTGTTGGGCGCACGCTCACCGGCCGCCGCCCGCCGTCTGGGCGGCAATCCGGACAAGTCGCTGCCCGACGGCTGGGATGCCATCGATCCCAAGACGGGCGAGCCGCCCGGCGTCGACAAGGGCTGGGGCTACATGCCAGGCAATACGGTGGCCGATGCCGTGCAGGAGATGGCCGCCAAAACCGTGCAATGGCCTTACACCCTGGCCAAGGCCTACATGCAGGACGTGCCTGCGGATACGCGCGATGCGCTGGCCACCGCCTATCGCAGTCTGCCCTCGGTGGCCGATGACGTGCGCCGCTACGCGCAGCACGCGCTGGCCGAGCCTGCCGCGCAAGCCGTGCCACCCAAGACCCTGGGGCTGTTGACGGATGCGCAGGCTGACCTGGCGCACCATGCCACCGGTGTGGATGTGCGCGGGTTCGACTGGGCGCTGGATGCCAGCGCGGTGCTGCACATCGCCGACAGCCACGGCAACAACGTGGGCGAAGCGCAACGTGGCCAGGAGGCCGTCGCGTCCGGGGATTACCCGCTGCTGCCGCAGTTGCTCAATGCCGTGGACCGCATCACGCGCAGCGGCACCGTGCAGGGTCGACCGGTGGTGCGCGTGGAGGGCGAAATCGATGGCCGCCGCATCGGGGCATCGTTCGAGCTGCGCAAGGGGCGCCGCATGCTCGCGTTACTCAGCTTTTGGCTGGGCAAAAAGAAACCCTGACAACCGAGCCTCTACACGTCCATGACGATTTCCGGGTATGCGCCGGACGAGACAATGCCATCAGGGCAAGCGGAGCGTAGCACATGACCCATATCACGCTGGAAATCGACGCGCAGCGCACCCAAGCCACCTTGCATGGTCTGAGCGGTCGCCTGGGCGACCTGACACCGCTGATGATCGACATCGGCGAGCTGCTGGTGGAATCCACCAAGCAGCGTTTCCAGGACGGCATATCGCCGGCTGGCATCCCGTGGCCCGAAAACTCACCGCTGACACTGTCACGCAAGAAAGGCACGCGGCCACTGATCGGTGAAACACATCAGCTCAGCAATGGGATTGCCAGCGCGCCCACGGCCAACAGTGTCACCATCAGCAGCGGCATGATCTACGCGCGCACGCAGCAGCTCGGCGCATTGCAAGGCGCCTTCGGACGCGACACACGCAACCACCCCATTCCGTGGGGCGACATTCCGGCGCGACCCTTTATCGGTCTGTCCGACAAGGATGGCGAAAACATCCTGGATACCGTGCAGGAATACCTTAACCTGACCCCGGACGGCGGCACGCCCTGACACGCGCTGTACGCGCTTCAGGGGCGCACCGGCGGCCATCGCTTGTCTTGCATGGCCCCATCGTGCCTAACACCCGTTTACGGGCGCGCTGGACGTGATGACCGGGTACGCCCGCATCGGCATGACCATCTGACAGAGCATCATCCTCGCCGAAGGTTTTGAACCCGGACCAAAGACCGCCGACATGCCAACGGCGACGATGGCCCCATGAACAACGCCCCCGGCCTTATCGAGATCTTCCGCGCTGGCACGCATACGGCTGTCGATGGCCGCATGATGAGCTTCAGCGATGCCGACGTGGCGCAAGCCGCCGCCACCTACGATCCCGCGCTGTCTGAAGCGCCGATGGTAGTGGGTCACCCGAAGCTGGATGCACCGGCCTACGGCTGGGCGCAATCCCTGGTCGCCAAGGATGGCGTGCTCTACGCCGCGCCGCACCAGGTCGATGCCGCATTCGCCGACATGGTCAATGCCGGCCGCTTCAAGAAGCGCAGCGCCTCGTTCTACTTGCCGGACACGGCGGGCAACCCCACGCCGGGCAAGCTCTATCTGCGTCACATCGGGTTCCTTGGTGCCGCGGCACCCGCGGTGAAGGGCCTGCGCGATGCGCAATTCGCCGACGGCGGCGAGGCCATCGAGTTTGCCGCGCCCGTGTCCTATCTGGGCCGCACCCTGACCGATGTGCTGCAGCGCATGCGCGACTGGTTTGTGGAAACCCAGGGCGCCGAAAAAGCCGACCAGATCATCCCGCAGTGGCAGCTCCGCTCGATCGACGAGTTGACCCACGCGGACGACGCCGACGCCGGCGCCATTCCCGCCACCGCATTCGCCACGCCGGCCGAGGCTGGCACCACCGTGGAGACCACCATGTCCGAGACCCAACAGGCTGCCGATTTCGCCGAGCGCGAAGCCGGCCTCAATACTCGCCAGAGCGATCTGGACAAGCGCGAGCAAGCGCTGAAAGCGCGTGAAGCCCAGTCGCGTCGCACCGATGCCGCGGAGTTCGCCGAGCAGCTGGTCGCCGATGGCCGCCTGCTGCCGCGCCACCAGGCGCCGGTGGTGGAACTGCTGCTGGCGCTTCCGGCCGAGCCGGTGAGCTTCGCCGAAGGCGATGCCACCGTGAGCAAGCCCGGCGCCGAGCTGCTGCGCGAACTGCTCACCAGCCTGCCCAAGCAGATCGAATTCGCCGAGAAGTCCGGCGCGGATTCCGCCCCGGCCGCCGTGGCCTTTGCGGCGCCTGTGGGCACCGTGATCGAGGCCGGACGCGCCGACATTTATACCCGCGCCAAGGCCTACCAGGCGCAGCACCCCAACACCGACTGGCTCGCCGCCGTGCGCGCGGTCGGCGGCTGATCACCAGGAGACGACCATGTCGCAGAACCATTCCATCCTCGCGCTCTCGATCGTGGCCGCCGCCGCCATCAGCGCCAACACCTTCGTCACGGCGGCCGGTGCGGTCGCCACGGCCGCCGGCAATGCCGTGGGCGTCGCTCGCAGCGATGCCGCCAAGGACGCACTGGTACCCGTTGACGTGCTGGGCACCGCCCAGGTGATCGCCAGTGCGGCCATCGCCAAGGGCGCCAGCATCGAGGTCGCCGCCAGCGGCCAGGCGGTCACCAAGAGCAGTGGCGTGGCGGTGGGTGTGGCGCTGGAAGCCGCCACCGCCGCCGACCAGGTGATCGAGATCCTGCTGGTTCCCAACGCCTGATCGGGCGTCATCCCTTTTCTACGGAGAATTTCCCATGCCTCAGATGACTCCCGCCCAGGCACGCATCGTCGATCCGGTACTGTCGACTCATGCGTTGGGCTACAAGGGCGCCGGCCTCGTCGCGCAAACGCTGTTCCCGACCGGCTACGTCGGCATTTACGGCGGCAACGTGATCGAGTTCGGCAAAGAGGCGTTTCGCCTCTACAACAGCCGCCGCGCGCCGGGCACCGCCACCAAGCGCATCCAGTTCGGCTACCAGGGCAAGCCCTACGCCATCGTGCCCAGCGCGCTGGAAGCACCGGTGCCGCGCGAGCTGATGCGCGATGCCAGCCAGGTGCCGGGTATCGACCTGGGCGCGCGTGCGGTGAACACCGTGATGCGTTCGGTGCAGCTGGAGCGCGAATACAACTGCGCGCAGCTGGCCCGCACCGCCGGCAACTACGACACCAGCCACAAGGCCGCGCTCACCGGCACCAGCCGCTGGACCGGCAGCGCCAGCGATCCGAATGCGGACATCCGCGGTGCGCGCGAGGCCATCCGCAGCACCATCGGCGTGTATCCCAACACGGTGTTGTTGTCGGCTACCGCGTTCAGCGCCTGCCAGGAGAACGCGAAGATCCTGGACCGCACCAAATACACCGGACGCGACTCCATCACCACCGACATCCTGGCGCGTTTGTGGAACGTGCAGAACGTGGTGGTGGGCGAAGCCACCGTGGCCGATGCCAGCGACAGCTTCGGCGACGTGTGGGGCGACGACGTGATCGTGGCCTACACCAACATCTCCAGCGACCCGAACGTGGAAGAGCCGAGCTACGGCTACACCTACACCATCGAGGGCCACCCGCTGGTCGAGCAGCCCTATTGGGACGCCAACGCCAAGAGCTGGATCTACGGCGTGAGCTACGACAACACCCCGGTGCTGTCGGGCATCACCGCCGGCTACCTGATCCAGAACGCGGGCGCGGCCGCGTCCTGACCGAACGCCGAGGGCCGGGGAGAGAACGTCGTCGATGATCCAGACGTGACAGCCGGAGAGACGGCATCCCTTCGCCCAGGAGCACTCACCCATGAAGTACCTCGTTACCGGCACCATCAAACACGACGGCAAGACGCTCAAGGTCGGCGGCACCATCGAGCTCGACCAGGCCGACGGCGACCCGCTGGTGCACAACGGCTATCTCGTCGCGGCGCCAGCTGCCGCCGAAAGCGACGACAGCGGCAAGAAGGCAACCGACAAAAAGGCCGGCAAGTGAAACCGTCCATCGGTCGTATCGTTATCGTCAAAGGCGGCGGTGCCGTCAGCAATGGTGCCGACCTGGCACCGGCGATCATCACGCGCATCTGGTCGGATGGCGACACCAAGGATGGCCAGGTGCTGGTGAACTTGCACGTCCTGCCTGATCTGGCCGGTGCCAAGCTGCTGGGTAGCGTGCACCTCTACGATTCCGAGGCCGAGTGCCAGGAAGTCTATGACCATGCGCAGGCATTCTGGCCGGAGCGCACCTGACCATGTACGCCACCCTCGCTCAACTCGCCGACGCCAAGCTCACCCGTGAGCTGGCCCAGGTGGCCACGCCTGACGACGCGCCCGTGCTCGATGACGCGTTGATGGAAGCCACTCTGCGCAATGCTGATCGCAGTGCGTGGCCGGTTGACCAGGTGGCGTTGGCCGATGCGGCGGCGGTGACGATCACCCAGGCGATTGACTCGGCCGATGAAGTGATCGACGGCTACCTGCGCAACCGCAAGCCGGTGGCCTACACCGTGCCGCTGAACCCGGTGCCTGGCATCGTGTCGGTGTGGTCGCGCTGGATTGCGCGCTATCTGCTGCACAAGGACCGCGTGAACACCGCCGAGGCCACCGACCCGGTAGTGCGCGATTACAAGGAAGCCTGCCGCTTCCTGCAGCTCACCGCCGACGGCAAGTTCGCGCTGGGCGCAGATGATCCGCTGGCGCCGCCGAGCAGTGGCAGCCCCCAGGTATGCGCACCGGAGCGTGTGTTCACCACCGACACCCTGCGGGATTTCGGCGCATGAGCGCGGCCCCGTTCAATGTGCAGCCCATCATCGATCGCCTGCAAACGCAGGTATCGGCGCTGCGTCAGGTATCCGGAGCGGCCGACTTCGCCGCCGTGACCAGCCTGGCCGACTTTCCCGCGCCCTGCGCTTACGTGCTGCTGGCATGCGAACAGATGGATGAACCACCCAAGACCGGACACGCCGAGCGTGGCCGGCAGATGGCCCAGCAGCAGCGCGCGATCGTGAGTTTTGGCGTGGTGGTGGTGGCACGCAACTACCGCGCCGGCCGCGGTGCACAGGTGGCTGATGAACTGCGCACCGTGCTCGGCCAGGTGCGCGCCGCCGTAATGGGTTACGTACCCGATTGCGCCGGCGCCCGACCCTGTCGCCTGCAACGCGGCGACCTGACCCGATACGACGCGTCCACCGCGCTATGGACCGACGTGTACCAAACCCAACACTTCATTGGAGTGACCCCGTGATGTCCACCACACCGCAAACCGTGAAGGTCACCGTGTTGACCGACAACCATACCCACGCTGGTCGGCCCGTCGCCAAGGGCGCCGTGATCGAGGTGTCGCCGGCGGCTGCCGCCTGGCTGGCCACGCACAAGATCGCCACCGCCACCAGCACGTCGACCAAGCAGGAGCACTGAGCCATGTCCAACACCACCGAATACTTCAGCATGCAGGGCCGCGTGGCCATTGGCGTGCGCAATGCGGATGGTTCGCGCGCCCCTGCGCGCTGGGTGTACGACGCCTCGACGCTGGAATGGGATTTCCAGGTGGATCGCGACGAGAAGATCGAAAGTTATTCCGGCGCCCGCGGCTTGGCAGGCACGATGGCCAAGAAGAAAGCCATGACCGTGAAGCTGACCCTGGGCCAGATCAACGACAGCAACGCCGCGCTCTCCATCGCGGGCAAAACAGTGCAGGTCACCGGCGGCACGGCCACAGACGAGAACATCGGTGACGTCGTGCCCGGTGACATGGTCGCGCTGGACAACGTGCTGGTGACGAGTCTGGTGCTCTCTGGCACTGCGCCCGCCACACCAGCGCTGGACACCGACTACACGGTCAATCCCGATACCGGCGTGGTGACCTTCCTCACCGCGTGCACCGGGGTGAAGGCCAGCTACACCTATGGCGCATACAGCATCGTCACCGCGCTCACGGCCAAGCCGCAGGACCTCTACGTGCTGTTCGACGGCATGAACACGGTGGACGGTGCCACGCTGCTGGCGCGCGGCGAGGTGCATCGCATCCAGTTCGACCCCACGAACACGCTGTCGCTGATCAACGACACCTTCGCCGACATGCAACTCACCGGTGCCGCGCGCATCGACCCGGTGCGTATCAGCGATGCCAAATACGGCGGCTATGCGCGCCTGATGCTGATCGACCCGCCGGCGGTGCCGTAATGGCGCGCAAGGTCGAAAAACGCCAGCGCAAGGATGCGCCAGCGGCAGAGGCTGTCGATGACCTGGTCATCATCCACCCGGATGTCACCGAGGTCATCGCCGGCCGCCGCGTCACGCTGCGCGAATACGGCTTTGTGGAGGGCCTGCGCGTGCGGGCCTTCATGCGGCCCTTCACCGCCGACCTGGGCACCGTCTTTGCCGATGGCGGCGAAGCGCTGGTGGAGGATGTGCTGGATCTGCTGGGCGCGCATGCGGACCTGGTGCAGCGCGCGATCGCGCAGAGCATCGCGGTACCGGGCGAGCCGACCAGTGAGGATGACCTGGCGTGGGTGCAATCCCTGGGCGACGCGGATGGCGACCTGCTGGTGAATCTGTGGTGGGGTGTTTGTGGCCTTTTTTTCGTCCGTCAGATCATGCGCCGGACGGCCGAGCGAGCCCGGCGCGCAACGTTCGTTGGGGCGACATCTACTGCGACCTCACCGGCGCCGGATTCGGCACGCCCGACCAGCTCGGGCGGTACACCGAGCGACAACTCCAGCTCTTCTATCGACGGTTCGTCGCCGGCGTCGACCGGCGTCGCGCCGACCTGATCGAAGCCATCAACATGGGCTACGCGGGTAGCCGCAGCGACAAGTCGCATAGCGCCATGCGCGAGTTCGTGAAGATGCTGCGTCAGTGACTTCGGCGCAGCTCTTCGATCAAGGCAATGGCCAGGCAAACGACGCCACAAATGGCGAGAAACGCACCAAGCACCGACATCGACGAGACGAACATGTACCCGCCAAGCAAGATCAATACGATGGAAATGATCTTGGTGGCCCCGTGTTGGCCATCGGCGCGGCCCAGTGCAGTTGCACTTGCGGAGGGACGCCCGCAGTGCGGACAAGTAGGCGCGGCATCGGAAATCTGTTGCGCGCAATCCGGGCAAGTGATGAGTGCCATGTCGTTCTCCCCTGACCATATCCTGCCGGGAGTGTAGCAATGGCTGACCGTAACCTCGACATTGCCCTGCGCGTCACGGCGGATCTGAAAGACGCCCAGGCGCAGATCGACGCCATCAACAAAACCGTGACCAACACCGGCAAATCGGCAGATACCGGCAAGGCCGGACTGGGTCGGTTGAGCCAGCAGCTTGACGCGCTGGTGACCAACACCGGGCAAGCGGTGCAGTTGCTGCAGGGCATGGACGAACGGATGGCGGCACTGGTCCAGAGTTCCGTGCAGGCTGCTCGGGCCACGTCGACGGTAGAGGCCGGCGCCCGTGCCGCCGCAGAGGGAATCAAGGCCGTCGGCGAAAGCGAGGCCGAAGCCACTGCCCGCATCCGCGACATGATCGCGGCATCACGCGAACAGGCAGCGGCCGAACAGACGGCAGCAGCGGCAACCCAGGAAGCCAGCACTGCCGCCCAGCAGCACGCTGCGTCCGTCCAGGACACCGCGGCCATCGTGCAGCGCCAGAACGCACAGATGCGTCAGTCCAGCGTGGCTGCCGCCGAGATGGCCGCCGCCGAGCGCAAAACCACCGCAAGCACCGAAGACCAAACTGCTGCGCTGGGACGTTTGCTGGGTCAGATCGACCCGACCATTGCCGCGTTCGAGCGGCTGGACCAGCAAGAGGCAGAACTCGCACGCTTCCATAAGGCGGGCGCGATCGATGCCCAGGATTTCCAGGCGTTCCGCACGCAGATCGAGGCCAGCCGCGCGGCGCTGAATCGCATGGGTATCAGCGCGGGGCAAACGCGGCAGGCCATGCGCCAGCTGCCTGCGCAAATCACCGACGTCACGGTCAGCCTCGCCGCGGGTATGCCGGTATGGCTGGTGTTCCTGCAGCAGGGCTCGCAGATCAAGGATTCCTTCGGCGGCGTGAAGCCGGCGATCCAGGGCGTCTTGTCTGTGCTTACGCCGGCACGTTTGGCGCTGGGTGGCTTAGTCGGCGTGCTCGCGCTTGTGACGGCCGGTTTGGTCAAGGGTTACCTTGAAGCTCAGCAATACAACACGGTGCTGCTGACCACCGGCAATTATGCTGGCTATACCGGCACCCAGCTGGCGAATCTCGCCTCCACGGTGGGGAGTTCTCAGCGCGATTACAGCGACGCACGTGCGGCTGTGCTCGCCTTGGCAGGGTCGGGCAAGATCACCGAAGACACGATGGCAGATGCAACACGCGCCACCGTTGCACTGGCCCAGTTGACGGGGCGAAGCGTGAAGGATGTGGTGAATGAGGTCATCGCCATTGGCGACAAGCCCGTGCAGGCTGTTCGCAAGCTAGATGAGCAATACCATTTCCTCGAAACATCGACTTACGCACAGATTCGCGCACTTGAAGATCAAGGTAATCATGCGGAGGCAGTGGCCCTGGCACAAAAGACGCTGGCCGATGCAATGGACAGCCGCCGGACGCGCGATGAACAGAACCTCGGCGATATTCAGCGCGCTTGGAAAAGCCTCAATGATGAAATCCAGCGCGGCTGGAATCTCCTCAAGAGCTGGGGTGCACAAAATATCCAGCAGCAGCTCGATCAACTGTATGCGGAACGTGGTAGCGCGCAGAATCTCGCCGACAGTTTCCTCACCAAAAATATCCCTGGCGTGCAGTCGATGGCGACAGCACGTATTGCCGCCATCGATAAACAGATCGACGCGCTGAAGGCACGCACTGCGGCAGAAGAAGCCGGTGCACAAGCCGAATCCAAGCACCGGCAGGAACAGGAGGCTGGCAACGCTGCACTGGACAAGATCGCCACGTATCAGCAGCGTTACGCCACGGCGGCGCAGAAATACAAAAGCACCATCGACGACATCAATAAGCAATTCGATGCGCAAATCAAAGCCACACCCGCGAAAGCGGCTGAACTCAATGCCCAGCGTGGCGATCTGCTACGTGCAGCAGTAGCAGACTATGCAAAATCATTGCAGTCCCAGGGACGGCATCCGCGCAGCAATAACAAGCAAGCCGCCATCGATCGCGCGGCCGCAACTGCGCAGCAGGCCCTGATCGATTCCCTGGCACAGCTGCAGGGCGAGCTTGATCCCGTCGCCGCCGCCTGGGTGAAGTACAACCAGGCGGTCGCCCAAGCCGACAAGCAAGCCGCCACAGCTAAGCAAGCCCGCGGTGCGAATGTCCAGGCGATTGACGCCGAGCGCAATGCCATCGTGCAGCTCGCCGCCACTGCGCGCGACAACGCGCTGGCCAAGCTTACGGACAAGGACCGCGAGGCCTGGGAGAAGCTGCGCGACAGCCTGCGCACGCCCGTCGAAGTCGTCACCGACAAGGCCGTCGCCCAGCTCACCGAGCTCAATCGTCTGATGACGCAGCTGAAGGGCACCAAGGACGAGATCAGCCCGCAGCAGTACGCCGATGCGGTGAAACGCATCGCCGACAACAGCGTGGGCAAGGCGCCGCAGTACCAGGGGATCGATGCCTCGGTGGGCGGCATCGGTAGTGAGTTGAACAAGAACCTGCGCGCGCAGGCCGAGCTGGACCAGTGGCACCAGCAGCAGCTGGCGGCGAACGACGCGTTCCGCGCGCAGGATGCGGCGAACGAGGAGGTGTACCAGCAGCGCCTGAAGGCCATCGAGGAAAAATACGCGAAGGAACGCGTCGTGATCGAGCAGTCGCGCGGCCAGCTGGTGCTGCAGACTTCGGCGAACCTGTTCGGCCAACTGGCCGTGCTCAGCAGCAGCCACAACAGCAAGATGGCGCGGATCGGCAAGGCGGCCGCGATCGCGCAGGCGATCATCAACACCTACCAGGCGGCCACGGCGTCGTATAGCGCGATGGCCAGCATCCCGTATGTGGGCCCCGCGCTGGGCGCAGCCGCGGCGGCGGTGGCCATTGCGACCGGCCTGGCCAACGTGGCGCAGATCCGCGCGCAGCCGGTCGGCGGCTACGCCGAAGGCGGCTACACCGGCCCCGGCGGCAAATACCAGGTCGCGGGCGTGGTGCATGCCGGTGAAGGCGTTCTGAGCCAGCGCGACATGTCCGCGCTCGGCGGCCCTGCCGCCTTCGAGACCTTCCGCCGCGGCCTGCACGGCTACGCCGAAGGTGGCTTCGTGCACCCGCTGGCCAATGCGCCGACGCCGATGCAACTGGGCTTCCGCAGTGACGCCGGCATGCCCTTCCGCGCGCCGGATGTTGTGTCGCCGGCAAGCAACGACAACGCGCGGGACAGCGGTACCACGCACATCCACGTATGGAGCATCGAGGAGGCGGCGGAGAAGCTGGCCGCGTCGCCGACGATGCAGCAGGCGGTGGTGCACATCGTGGGCGACAACCCGCGCACCATCCAGGGCAAGTGGAGCCGGTGATGGGCTATGTCGTCGGCCAACCCGTGCTGTGGCCTGCACCGGCGGAGTGGAGCAACCCCGTCACTGAGACGTTGGCCTGGCTGACCGATCTGATGCAGGCCAGCGGTACCGGCCGGCAGCAGGTGCGCCAGCTACGTGGCGCGCCGCGTCGCAGCTTCAGCTTCAACACGCGCGATTACGAGGACGACAGCCGCATCGTCGATGCGATCGCGTTTGACCTGGGCGTGATGGGCTTCCTGTTGCCGATCTACCACGACGTGCAATGGCTGACCGCACCGCTGGCGATGGACGCGGTGACGGTGCCGTGCGACACGGCCGGCTTCGACTTCGTGGCGGGCGGCCAGGTGGCGTTATGGCAGAACGCGCAGGCGTGGGAGCTGGCCACCGTGGACAGCATTGCAGCTGACCAGATCACATTGACCACCGGTACGTCGAATGCCTGGCCGGCTGGTACGCGGCTCTACCCGGTGCGCCGCGCGCGCTTGCAGGATGCGCCGCAGCGTGCCTGGGGCGGCGTGGAGATCCTGGGCATGCAGGTGGCGGTGCTCATCGATGAGCCGTGCGACTGGCTGCCGGCATGGCCCAGCGCGTCGACGTATCGCGGCGTGCCGATACTGGAATGGCGCGGCGACGAAAGCCGTGACCCGACCGATCAGTACACCCGTGCAGCCAGCTCCGTCGATGAAGACACCGGCCCGATCTACTACTTCGACCTGCCAGGCATGCCGTTTCGCGTGCAGTCGCAGCTTTTCAAGCTGCATGGCCGCGACGAGCTGACGCGCTTCCGCGCGCTGGCCTATGCGCTGGCCGGCCGGGCTGGCCAGCTGTGGGTACCGAGCTGGCAAAACGACTTGCGCCTGCTGCAAGCGGCGACGGCCGCGGCAACTCAACTGCAGATGGCGCCGTGCTACTACAGCGTGTTCGGCGCACAGCAGCGCAACCGCCGCGATATCCGCATCGAGCTCAACGACGGCACGGTGTTCTATCGCCGCATCACTGGCAGCGCGCAGCTGGCCAGCAGCGAGACGCTGCAGATCGATGCCGCGCTGGGCATTGCCGTGGATCCCACGCAGGTGCGCCAGATCAGCTGGCTGGCCATGTGCCAGCTGGCCACCGACACAGTGACGATTACCCACGACACGCCCGGCGCCGTAGCCAGTGCGCAGCTCAATTGGCAGGCGGTGAAGAGCGATGTTTGACGATTTCGAGCTCTCGCGCCGGGGCGGCAAGCCCACCCACCTGTTCCGCTTCACGCGGCAGGGTGTGGTATGGCGGTACGCCGCGTGTGAGCGCGACGTGGTGATCGGCGGCTTCACCTGGTTGGCGGCGCCCATGTCGCGCAGCGAGATCAAGCAGACCATCGAAAAGGCGCAGGACAGCGTCACCATCACCTTGCCGTACAACCGAGACCCAGCCAACGCCGACCCGGTGACGCAATCGCTGGGCGACAACTGGCACCCGTACACGCCCGGCGACACCGTGGGCGTGGTGTGCCTGTCCACCCACCTCAACGACCCGGACCAACAAGTCATCGTGGAGTGGATGGGCCAGGTGGGCCAGCCCAAGTTCACCGACGGCAAGCTGGAGCTGACCTGCGTGCCCACTAACAGCCTGGGCAAGGCGCAGCGGCAAGGCGCGAAGTGGCAGATCGCTTGCTGGAAAACGGTGTATTCCATCGGTCTGCGTGGCTGCAACCTGGACCGCACGGCGCAAACCATCACCGCCACGCTCACAGGGGTAAACGGCCTCACGGTGACCGCGGATGAATTCGGCACGGCGCCGTTGTCGCTGGCGGGCGGCGCGTTGGATTTCACCGACGTCGCGGGCCTGGTGCAGCGGCTCAGCATCATGGCGCACACCGGCACCAGCATCACCCTACTGTCCGGTGTCGCAGGGCTTGCAGTAGGTGCGGCGGTGAGCGTGGTGCCGGGCTGCCCGCGCACCTGGGCGGCATGCGAGGCGCGCGGCAATACCGACAACTACGGCGGCGCCATCTACAAGCCGGTCAAGAATCCTTACAAAGGGCAGAGCATGTCATGGGGCTGATGCACACCCTCAAGCGCTGGCGCCACGTCTACGGCTGGCGGCTGCGGTATTGGTGGCTGGATACGCCAGGTGGCCTGCACGCGCGCATCGTGCTCGCCGTGATGTTCTCGCTGGCAGTGATTACCGACACCATCGTCGTGATCGTCAAGATGTCGCAGCCGGCGCCGCCCGACCAACCGCGCGAGGCCGTGGTGTGGTTCATCGTGTGGGCGGTGATCATCATTGTGTCCGCGATCATCGGCTACGCGATGGCCGCCAAGGGACGGCAGCAAGCGGCGCCGACGCAGGCAGATACGCCAACGACGGACGACGGCCAGTCGGTGAAGCATTACTTCGGCACCTGTTGGGTTGACGACAGCTTCCTGCTTGCCTGGAAGATCGTCGGCCGCGACCCGATCAAGTCGGACGGAGGCAAGAAGTGATCGTCACCACGCGCGACCTGTTCACCATTCCCGGCTACAGCAAGCGGCCCGGGTTCTGTCGCGATGGTGCACGTCGCTGGTTCAACGCCCACGACCTCGACTGGTCGGCCTTCGTGCGTGATGGCATCGCTGCGACCGCATTGGAGGCCACGGGCGACGCTCTGGCACTGGCGTTGGTGGCGTGGGCGCGCAAGCGCGTGGAGCAGGCGCATGGGTAAGGGCGGCAAAGTCACCGTCGGCTATCACTACCGTGTGGCCTACCACGCGGGTCTCGGCATCGGCCCGATCGACGCGTTCCTGGAATTCCGCGCCGGCGACAAGACGGCATGGGCCGGCAACCTCACCGCCAGCGGCACCATCCATATCGACCAGCCCAACCTCTTCGGCGGCGAGAAAGACCAAGGCGGCATCCAGAGCGACGTCGACGTGATGTTCGGTGAGGCTGATCAAGTGCCGAGTGCATACCTGAAGCAGACTTTCGGGCCGCAGGTGCCAGCTTGGCGTGGACTGTCAACGTTGGTGTTCAAGGGCGGCCGCTATGGCGCGATGAATCCGTATCCGCAGAAGCCGGCGTACAAAATTTTGCGTGCGGTTAAGGGATGGGATGATGACCAATGCTGGTATCCGCAGAAAGCGGTGATCTGGATGTCGGCTATCGCGGGCGCGGCAGATAGTGGTAGCTACACCTTCGACGGTACTACTGCACACATGACGCCCGGGTACAACGCGGCAGAAGCAGCGGTGACGGTGGCGCCCGGCGAGGTATTGGCCATCAACATCGTAGCCGGCGGCTATTCGCTCTGGCCGAGCGATGGCGATGCACCGGTGGGACGCAAGCCCTGGCGGTGCACACTCAACGTGTCGTTGAACGGCGCGGCGCCCGTAGCGTATTTCACTACCGAATACGACACGGCCGCCGCTGCGTTGGCCGCTGCCTCGGCGACACAGGTTCTATTGGCGACGCCGGGCAATTACGTCATTTATTTGTGGGATGGTGACACTGAGGGGGGCAACAACCGCGGAAATCTGACCTTCAATGCAGTGGTTGGTCCGGTGCGTGGAGTGAACCCCGCCCACATTCTCTACTACGCCCGTACCCAGAATGACATGGGTCGCGAGGCCACCACCAACATGCATGATGCGAGCTTTCGCGGCGCGGCGGACTGGTATTACGCGCAAGGCTTCGGCCTGTGCACCGAATACGACCCGGCCAACGAAAGCCTGGACGACTTCATCGCGCGCATCGAAAAAGTGGCTGGCTGCAGCATGAGCCGCAGCCCGATCGACGGGTTGTGGTATCTCGACGTTGCCAACGGCGTCTACGATCTCGCGTCGCTGCCCATCCTTACCGATGACGATATCCTGGATTTCAGCGAATCGCCCGGGCTGCACGACAGCGCGCCCAACAGCAAGAGCGTGCAGTATTTCGACCCAGCGCAGAAAGAATCGATCAGCACTGCGCCGGTGCAGGCAATGGCGCTGATCGATGCATTCGGCACGCTTCATGACCAAGTTTCTTACCCTGAAGTGCCCACCAGCGGATTGGCCTTGCGTTTGGCTGACCGAGATCTGCGTGCCGACGTGACGCCGAAGCGGGCATTCACCCTCACTACCACGCGTATCAGCTACGCATGGCGTGTCGGTACATACTTCCGGCTGCAGTCGCCCAAGCGCGGCATTGCCGACATGGTGTGTATCCTCGCGGAGAAATCCACAGGCACGCTGAAGTCGGGGGCAATCAAGATTACGGCCTCCCAGGATATCTACAGTCTTGCCACGGTGAGTTTCGTCGACACGGAGCATGGCGTGGATACACGCCACTCACCGATTGCCGTGCCGATCGTTACGCAGATCGCGATCGAGGCTCCGTATATCGTGTTGTGCGCCACATTGGCATCCAGCACGCTGAATGGTCTGGATAACGAGGCGGCGTTCGTGCTGGCCGCCGCTGTAGACCCTGCTGCGTCACGCGACTACACGATGCAATTGTCCCCTCACGCGGCGGATGCATACAGTAATGTCGGCAGCGGCGAATGGTGCCCGACGGCATTAATCGTGGAAGGTGACACCATGATCGGTGCCGCGCCACGAACTGCATTTACCCTCGCCAGTGCCACTGGCCTGGCCAGTGTGGACGTGGGTAGTTGGGCGCTCTGGGATGACGAGATTGTCCGCATCGACGCTATCGACTCATCGGCCAACACGCTCACGCTTGGGCGTGGATGTGCAGATACCGTGCCGGCCCCGCACGCGGAAAATTCGCGCATCCTATTTGTCGATGCAGCGTTTGCCAGTGAAGCAACAGAATTGATCGCCGGGGAGTCGGTCGATATCCGGCTGCTGACGAACGCATTTGGGTCGCAGCTTGATCCGTCGAACGCCACGTCCATGACGGTCGCATTGGTTGGCCGAGCAGCGCTGCCATATCCGCCGGGTCGTGTCACCGTTGCTGGAACGGATGCACCTGCGTCGGTGTCCGGATCATTCACAGTTACATGGGCTCACCGTAACCGTGTCGCCCAGGCAGACCAGCTCGTCGATACCAGCATGCCGGATGTCACACCGGCGCCGAATACTCGCTACGGCCTGCGCTTTCGCCGTGCCGACACAAGTGCAGTGCTGGTTGAGCGCGCCGACATCGGGCCGTCCACAGCCGATGTCACACTCAGCTACGCCGGCGCAGTGACAATGGAGCTGTGGTGCATCGACGATATTGGAACTAGCCTGCAGATGCATCGACGCACCTTCGATTATCTGCCGCCGTCCAGCCCCGCCGATGTCATCACGGCCACGGCTTATACTCCCGTCTACGACGGCATCATCTACGACGGCGGCAACGCCGGAGCGCCCTGACCATGCCTGCCACTGTCATCCCAACCCGCTTTCGCCTGCGTCGCGACACCGCCGCGAACTGGACTGCGGCCAATCCTGTACTGCTCGCCGGCGAGCCGGCACTGGAAACAGATACGGGACTCGGGAAAACCGGCGACGGGAGCACGGCATGGAATGCGCTGCTCTACACCAGCGTGCCCATGACTGGCTTGGATGCCATCGTCGACGGTCAAGTCTTTGGCTGGGATGCCGCTGCCGGTCGCCTCAAGCCCATCGACGCCGGCAAGGTCTACCAGGAAGGGAATGGCATCTCTATCGCAAACCCGACCAGTGCGACGCCGACGATCAGCAGCACGCTCGGTAGCATCGCACTGTCCGGGCGTGTGGCGACGTACAGCGCGCTTCCCATCGGGCTAGGGTCTGTGGACGCTGGCAAGGCTTACCTTGTCGATGCCGATGGATTGATCTACGTCTGGGATGGGGCGGCGTGGCCGGCCGATGGAATCGGTGCGGGTGGGTCGAAGCGCTTCCAGACGACCGTCTTTTGCGCTACACCCAACACCACGCTACTGCCGTCCGCATCAGTTGGTCCCGGGTTACACGCGCTGATCGGTTACGACACCATCACAAAGGATGACCTGTCAGCATGGGACGCTGCAAATTTTTGTTATCGAGTCAAGCGAGCCGGCGTGTATTACGTCAGGAACGGGCTTCGTGCCAATCAGACAACGAGCATGGAGATCCTCGTGGGCTACTGGGACACTGCTGCTAACGGCCCGTACTCATACTCGACTGCCACCAAACGGATGGCGCTTGCTGATTCGCTGATTGGAAACAGCTACTACTCGATGTCATCTGAGACGATGTGGCCAGCAAAAGTCGGTGACGTGTTTTTCCCCGGAGCGTATTCCCCCGTAGTCCTGACGCAGCATTCGATCACTGGCATTCATTACGGGTTCCATGTCGTTGGACCGTTCTAGCCGCTCTTCTCTGCAATTCCCTTGCGTACTGTGCAACTCTCCAACCAGATAAAATATCTCAGTCATGGCCACCGATTTATCGCGCCGCGCTACA